CCCGAATCAATACTGCAGTGCGGGCAATGGAGCGAATGGGGAAGGACACTGTCCGTCCCTACATTGAGCAAGCCATGACCATCTACAATGCCTTGCTGGAGGAGGTGAAGCCCGGTGCTGGCGCTTAATACCTCCCCTATCACCCGTGCCGGGTTTCTGCTGGCGCGAGAGTCTGGCTTGTACTCCGTGCCCGATGGGCGGGAACTACACGGGGGAGATGTGTTTACGGCTCTGTACGAACCTCGTCCAGAGTGGAACCCAGACTGCAATGACTCGGCTTGGTGCAAGGTGATGGAGCAGACACTGGACAGTGCCAGCTACCACGAACTCCATTCCATCGCAATGCTAGAGCACGAGGTGGCAGCAGTTGCTGCAGAAAAACTCCTGCCAGACCTGCTCGCAGCCTACGAGCGTCAGCGAGACTTGGATAAGCGGTATGAAGCCGGTGAAGTGGATGACCAGCAGATACAGCGTGAGCAGGCACGGATTAGCCTGCATATCCGAGCTGTAGTCGCACAGGCGCAAAAAGAAGCGCAGGATGCGAAGGAACTGCTGGCGATTGCTCCGCAAGCCGGGACTGAAAGGGCGCAGTTCTTACGGCTCTCGTTGAGCGCCCCACCAGTTGCTCGTGAGGCTGCAGTACGGCTTGCGAAGTGGTACGGTCGTCTCCGTGAGGAATACCTTGCTCTGCAGGCTCAGGAAGTGCAGCGAGTGGCTCTGCCTGTAGGAGTGACTTTTGGAGATGACCTGCTCCGCATGGTGCCAGCAGAATACTGTATTCTCGCAGACCCGGAACTGGAATTGGTTTGGCTACAGCGGTTCGTAGACAAGGCGCTTCAGGTTTACGACCGCCAGATGCTTGCGCGTCCGAAGCGAGCTGGAGGTGATGCCATTCTGCTGGTAGATGAATCCAGTAGCATGGATGGTGAGAAAGTGCAAATTGCTAAGGCATTCGCGCTACTGTCCAAGCAGGTGGTAGAGGCAGATGGGCGCAAGTGCCATCTTGCCAGCTTCGGCACGTCCGTCCACCCTGCCACAGACCTCGCAGCCTGGGCAACCCAACAGATTGGTGGCGGAACCAGTTTCTGCTCCGTTCTTGCATACGCAATGGATGAGCTGGAGAAGACACAATACGACCATGCTGATGTCGTAATGGTCACGGACGGTGAAGACCGATTGGCTCCAAGCTTCATTGAAGCCGTCAAAAGGCACAAACAGCAACACGGTTGGAGGCTGTTCGTCGTGTTTGTGGAACATGCACCAGACAGTCTCCGAGAGATTGCTGACGCTGAAGTGTTGCTGGCAGGGAGTACCATTCAGATTCTACAGGAAGGAGGTGAGAAAGGTGGCCTGGGATATTGAGGAGTGGGTCCGTATGATGGAGAACTACGGCAGCGAACCGGAACCGGAATCGGACTCCGAGACCGACCAGAAGCAACCGGCAGGCAACAGCAGACCGACGCTGTGGCCTGGCACAAACCGTCCATGGACAGTGTTCAAGAGTGTGAGCGGTGAGCTGGTTGCTCTGCCCATACGGAACATCGTGTCCGTTTCCACTATACCTGGTTCAGCATGGCTCCGAATCACAACCATTTACGGGGCAGAATATCAAGCTTGGTTTGATTCGGAAGAGTCCGCCATGCAGGCTCTGGTAGCCTTAATGACCGCAGAGTAGCCATTAGTAGGGATGCCCGTAAGGCATCCCTACTAAAGCAGACAATACATACTAACATACTGAAGGAGGAAACCATGCAAAAACAGCACAAGAAATTGCTTACGGTCAAAGAACTGGCCGAACTGTTGAGGCTTTCGCCTATGACCATCTACCGTCTGGTGGAGCAACATGAGATTCCTTTTATTCGGGTCGGTCGCTCCATCCGATTCGACCCCGATGCAGTTTTCGAATTCGGCAATGTCGCCGAAAAAGTCCGCCAATATCTGATGGAAAGGGTATTCGGTGATGAGCCCGAATAATCGTAAACACGTCTACTGCCACTGCACCGTGATAGAGCCATCGTGCCACGACCGTACACGGTGTGCGCGGTGCGGAGGGTACCTACATCCTGTTGCTCTGCAGACTCTGAAAGAAATCGAATTGGGACAGCACCATGACAAGGATAAAGGCTTCACCGAGTACCTCGAGTACCTCATTCTCGCGGTACTGCTGCTGCTTGCGGGTTTACTGCTGTTCCAAGCTCTTCACTAGCAGGTAGTGCAGCAGGTTGGACAAGTCGGGCGGTGAGGAGCCGAGGGTGGCTTCCCACTGCCCACCGGGGTGAATCACCAGTCGCTGCAGAACGAGTGTTCGTGCCAACACTGTAGGTATACGCAATCGATAACGGTGCGGGTATAGCAATCTCCAGTCTAAATCGGCTCCGCTCACTTCAATCCGCCTTTCAGGAACGGCAAACTGCAAAAACTCTGCTGCTGCTTGCATCTCTCCACTCATTGCATCTACCACACTGTCTCGCTGCCTCACCACTGGTAGCACACCGAATACTGTCTCTGAATCCTGTGCTTCTGCCGTGAGCTCAGGGTCTGCATCCCCGGTGTATATCACATTCCCTGCCCGGTATTCTGCCGATACTGCATATCCATACCGGTACGGTCTGTTTTCAGCAGACGGTGCTAGCAATACACACCGTATTCTCGTCTCACCGCTGACAGCTTGCCAGCGCAAGCGTACCCGTGCCGCTACAGCCCCGGCAGGCACAGACAAGTTCTGTGAAGTGTACCGTGTCCAGGTGATGTTGTCCTCATCTACATTGTCCTGCACATTCATTAAGGCAATAGTTGTGCTGACAAAATTGCCCTGCTCATTGTACCAATCTACGTAGACCGCTGGAGTAGAACCTGAAGAAAACAGTGTTACTGTATAGCTGGATTGACGTGCACTCAGACTGCCAATGTCAGACTGAAGCTCTATCCACCGACCAGAGGGAAGCGACAACGACAACCAGACATGCTTGCCCTCACTCACACCAATCGGGCGCATCCAGTCGATGTCATAGTGTGTGCCCAGTTGCAACGGAGGTGAGCCTGAATCCGGTTGCAGCAGCCAGTGGCGCTGAATGGCTTGATAGGGGCGATAGACCTGCACTTCATCCAAGTATAGCCGTTTGCCGTGATAGGTGTTAAACCGAATCCTCGCTTGTACTGTTGCACTGTTCGCGAACCTAAACGGGGGAATAGGTATCCAGTGCCAGTGTGCCTCGGAGTGGAAGATGCCGGTAATCTCCGCATCATACGCAGTCTCTGTTAGTGCATTAGCACTGTCAAATCCTTGTATCTGAACCCGAACCTTGACAGTGCTAGGTCCACCACACTCTTGTGCCATATTCGGGCTGCACCCTAGTGCAAACCCACCTGCATACTGCAATCCGGGTGTCACCGGAAACGCACCAGACGTGAGCCAACCTTGTGCGCTATACTCATGGCAATCATCGAAGAAGAAGGTGTAGTTGCCTGTGTAGCCGTAGTTCCACTCCCATGAGTAGTTGATGTCGGGGTATGGTGGTAGAACCCAATCCGCCCACATGGTCTCAAACGATGGGTTAGGTACGAGGTTCTGCGTCTCACCTGCAGAGGACGACAATATCACATCTGCAAAGTCCGGATTGGGTATGGCATTGCGGTTGACGGGATTGCTCATCAGGAATCGGATGCGGTTGACGATTCTGTCATACTGCTCGTCCCATTCATTCACCTGCCCGTCCAGGAGCACAATCTCTTGGGGCTGACCCTGTGCCCGAACCTGAAAAGCACTTGTAGATGACGGTGAGAACCCGAATGTCACCACCAACCCGTCACCGAAGGTGTGTTCCAGCTCCTCAATCAAGTATGTGGCTGTCGTCGGCGCAAGCATTTGCAGAAATGGGGCAGGACGGTCAAAACCACCTCGCACTTCCCAGTCAGTAATATTCACCCCGTTGGTGGTACTAGCAAGAACTGCTTTTGCCCTCTGAATGATGGTATTCACTGCCTGGTCTATCGTCTGGGTCGGTGTGAAGATGGCTTGTACACTCACTAGATTGAGCAACCGTCGCGCTCCACCGAACTCATACACTGCTAGTGTCGGGGTGATTATCCGGCGCATCAGCCATCCCCGAGCGAATGGCATTCTTTCACCGCCTTCTGGTTGAACATAAAGAGTTAGCTCCGTGAACGGCACAAAGTCTGGGGTCAGCTCACCACCTGGGGGTAGCGGTACCGAGACAATAATCCGGTCCACGGACAACCTATTATACTCAATCTGGATGTCCCCACTCAGCGGCGCGACAACCGGAATGCGACTGCCATCGAAAGGACGACGAAACTCATAGTCAATACCGACACTCATAGCATCAGCCACCTGCGCCGAAATAGCAGAGAACGGCTGGAGAAACTGTTACTCGGCACAAAGGAAAAAGAGATGACACTGGTGCCGACCCGTGCAAAGAATGGGAAGCCTGCACGTAGCAAATCTGGACGATAGTCTCCGTTGAACTGGAAGTTCAAACCGTACACACCAGCGTCAAAGTCGAGTCCATCACCTGCTTGTACATCGCCCTGGAACTCAAGTAGCCGTTGCGTTCGTCCATCAGGTGAGACTCCACCCAGAAACAGCACTTTCTGCCCAGATTGGGTGCTGGCGAAGGTGCCTTCAATGTAGACGGGAGCTGGGAGGTCACCTGTGTTGTCGACCTGCCAGCCGTTGGAAACTTGGGTGGCTACGGTCTCCGAGACAGATTCTGCATATCCAGCACACAAGAAGTGCAACCGAAGCTGTGCCAGATTCAGACCGTGCTGCCAGTCTTCAATCCGGCATTCCACCAGCTGTGCCGGAGTGCGTCGGTCGTTCTCCATCAGCAGGTACCCCTTGCGTCCCTGCAAGATTCTGGCAACACGGGAGCGAAGGTCGCTGTATGAGGTAGCGAACAATACTCCTTCTGCCGAAACCTCAAACGCTTCTGTGAATGCCCCGCCCAACATGGCTGAAGGATGATGGATGCCACCCCCTACTGAAGAATCATTCCGCCGGAAGACCAGGGACGGTACCACATCCACATGGTCAGTCAAATCCACTTCAGGGGCATTCTCCGGCTGAAACTTGAGAAACATGCTACCACACTCCCCGAAGACTGTGTGCTACTTCTCGCCCAATTCGGCGGGCTAAGTCAGCTTCTGTGGTGTGGTTCACGAAAACGTTGACCGTCCGTGCACTCCGCTGCTCCTTGATACGGCTAAGGGCATCTGCAAGAGCTTGAGAAGAGATTACTGCCCCAGTTGTACCCGGCACGAACAGTTCCGGTCCACGCTCACCCACCATATACATCCTTCGCCCAATCGCTGTACCGCCATGCTGAAAACTTCCCCCGATTAGTCCCCCGATTATTCCGCCGATAGCCGCCCCTATAGGGCCTGCAGCAGAACCGATAGCAGCACCTAAGGTAGAACCAATAGCTGCACCTGTGTTTCTGCGCCCTCCTCCACCTAACCGCTGAGTGAGCCAGTCTGCGAATGCCTCAACAGCTGCACGTATCACCCGGTCATAGACCACCTCCAATATTGCCCGAATCAGCATGTCCTTCAGTGTCCGGAACAGGTTGCTGAATGCCTCACGCCAGCTCTTGAGGCTATCGGCTAACCGCATTCCAGCGGTGACAAAGGCATCATGCAAACTATCCACAATGAAGTCGCGCATACTGCTCCAGAACCTTTGCTGCCGTTCGCGCCAGTCTTCTATTGCCCTTGCCATCGTATCGGAAGCTGCCACCAGCATTTCCCCCATTGGCATCATGCGTATTGCCGGACGAATCACACCTGCAGCTACCGCAGGCATCCCAAACACTTGCCACGGAGCACCTTCTACTGATAACCGACCCAGCAATCGTTCTGCCTGAACTTGCCGCTGCTGCTCCAACCGCGAGATGACCTGCATGGCTTCTGCAAAGTGTGAAACTCGCTCAACAGTCGTCCGTGCCGCGTAGCCGACCGCTTCCACAAACCGGCGTGTCTGGTCACGGACTTGCTCCTCGCGGATTTCCTCTATCCGAGCCTGCACTGCCCAACGGGCTTCTAATGCCCGTACGGCTTCTCGTCGGCTCTCATCCAGTGACCGTCGGCGTCCCTCCTCTAACTGTTCTAAGACTTGTCGTCTACGTTCTGCAATCTCTATCCGCGTCTGCCCCATGATAGCGGTAGCAAGCCGGGCATCTTCACCGTGAACTGATGCCTTAGCTCTCTCCAGCTGTGCATTCGCCCAACGCTCCAGAGCTTGCTTGACTTTTGCAACCATCTCCGGAGCATAGCCCCATTCTGCCGCCTCCTGCATGGTTTGGCGCAGTGCTTGTTCTGCCTGTGCTACTGCTAAATCCGCCATCGCTATGCGGGCACGACGCTCTTGTGTTTGCCTGCGACGCTCAGCTGCAGTGTCTACCGTCGCTGGTATGGGTCGTACACGCAAGCTGGGTGCTGGCGGTAGTGATGGTGCAGGGGCTACACGATGACGACGGGGGTCAAAGGCTGAGATACCTGTCGCCTTCCCGCCTATGGCAGTTATGCGTTCCCGCCAGTCGCGCATGAATTGGTCCTCGGCATACTGGTACTCTATCGCTCCCCAGAGTTCACGCCCAAACCACCCTGCTGCACCCAGTAGACCCCCAATTCCTGCACCCTTTAATCCACCAATTCTTCCGCCGATAGCGGCACCTGCACCAGCAAAGCCTAGCAGAGACGCTATCTCCTTATTCTGATTCAGCCAGTTCACGAGACTGAGCATCCAGCTGCCGGCGTTCACCACAAACTGAATCACAGAGCGCATGATGTTCTGTAGCTCCTGCACCCCTCCACTCTTGCGCCATTGCTCAATAGCCACTGTAGCGCGTTGGGCGAACTCTGATAGCACTGGCAATATGGCGTCCCCGACCTCTATCAGAATCTCCTGAATCTTGCTGATGAATGTACTCCAACGTGCCTCAAAGCTCTGGGCGAAGGTGTCAGATGCCGCAACAAACCCGGCAAGCCGTTCCTCCATATACCGAATGAATTCCTCACCCCGCAACCGGGCATAATCTTGCTGGCGAATGCCAACAGCCTGCGCGATTTGACTCGTTCGCAGGTTCTCACCGGTTAGAAGGGCACGGATTTCACTGATTATCGGATAGCCCTGAGGAAGACCCATCACACGCCCGGCAACAGCGATGCGGGAGATGAGTGGCACAATCTGCTGAGGTGTCAGTCCCCGCGCCAAACCGAAACCGAGCCCTGTCTGCACATACTCCATCAGCTCCCGGGTCTCCAGTATGGTGCGGTCAGCTTCCTTGCGGATTTCGGTCATCAACCCTTGCGAGATGCGAAGCAGCTCGTTGAACCGTTCTGCACCCTTCAGCACACGCCCCTGTGCATCTACCACATCCGCATAGGAGCCGAGGATGGCGGCAATGCCTGTGCGCATCTTTTCGAACTGGGCACTGAGCTGCACAGCCTGACGGGTTGCCGTAGTCAGTCCGGCTACTAACCCGAGTGTGGAAGTGGGCAGCAACAGGTTGAAAGCTTGCTGTACTGTCCTGCCCATGCCAGCAAGCTGGGTCTGCAGACGACTTAATCCGCGCTGCACCTCTTCACCCTGCCACGCAGCACGAACCCGCAACAGCACTTCTTCTGAGATGAGTGGCATCGCCTACAAACCTCGTATCAAATCCACTGTCTCCGGCAGGTTTTCTAACAGTGCCAGCAGCTGGGCATAGGTGAGGTCGGCGACATCTAAATGGTATACTGCTCGCACGTGTGCATATACTTTGCCCCAGTCCATCAGGTCATAACTCCTTGCTTCCTCGCCCAGCTTCGCTAAAAAGGGTTCTCGAGCATGATATCCAGAGCTTGCAACAGTTCTGATGTTGTCAGCTGCTCCACTGCCTCTACTGGATGACCAGAATACTGCGCGACAAACTGAGTGAGAACGTCTGCGTGTTCACGGGCGTAACCACGCCGAAACTCAGCTGCAGTCGCAACGTCCATGTCGGATTCACCGGTTTGCGGAAACACCTTTACAAAGGCATGAGGTGTAAGCAAGATGACATTGGCTGCCTCTTTCAGGTGTTCCTGAATGAGCTTCGTTAGCTCATTTGCTGCGCGTATGGGCAGAGGCCGAAACAGCAAATTGCCAATCGGTGTACCCGTTGCTGTAACGCTGTCTAAATCCATCGGTGTGCGCTTTGCCATGCAATCCCTCCTGATTAGTATGGTGAGTAGATGCCGGTGTCACTAATAGTTAGTGGTGTGCCTGCTGCACCAGGTTCAGAACTGTTTGCATTCACTAGTGTCACTGCTGATAGTGTGGTTCCACCACTGGTTGCCAAAGGCACAAGTGTGAATGTGTCCATCATGGGGTCTGCGCCACCTCTTTCGGCGGAATGCTCAATCCATGCGAAGCTTGCTGTAGCGATGACTAGCTTGTGCTGTGGGTTTTGCAAGCTAGTGAACTCAATCGCTAGTGCGTGCCCACTGCTCGGACTATATCGCTGCACATTGGGCTGCGGCAAGAGTGGGAAACTAGCACCTTCAGATTGACCCAATACCAATTTGACAGGGCGCATACCGATACGGTAGGCGACTATGGATAGTTCCACAAGATGCACGCGCTGGTGCATAGCATAACCCCTGGCAATTGCCTTGTTGCGAAAGCCTGTGCGTGGTGCGACACCGCCCCGGAGCAACCGCATCCGAAGCTGCTCAATCTCAGCCGTCCAAGCCGGTGTACTACCGCTGCTGTCCCGCACTGTTAGCTGCGCCTGTGTCGTGGAGAACGGCAAAGATGCACTGAATGCGCTATTCATTCCCGTTGCTGATTGACTGTTGTGCAGGATATGGGTCGCCGCAAGCCCACCGAGTGTCACCAGCAACGGCCCCTGTGTCCGAGCGTCTACGTCAATGGTTAGCTCACTGAACAGGCATCCGCCGTATCCCCTATACAAGGGTGGGTTCCCTGTCTCATCGCTGTGGTAGTGCTCTCTCTGCCAAATGGTGAGAGTGGTAGGGGAGAGCGGTGAACCACTGGCAGTGAATTCATGAGTGTAAGGGTTGGTACCAGTGGTATTCGGTGTGCCGAACAGTGACGACAGGAATTTCCCCAACTGGTCGGGCAGAGCTTCTACTGTCAGTGAGAACGGCTGAGGATGCATGGGACCCATTACATAGTCTACTGGAGCTTCCACGCCCCGAAAGCCCCCAATAGGCACTCGTGAGGGTTGCATGATAGGCATCCGGGTGGTAGCGTTCACCCGAACTGACGCCGGAACCCACTTTCCGAAATTGGTAGGTGCCTCAATGCCGACACCGACCTCAGTATAAGCTTCGTACATCATAGCGTGTTCTCCCTCCTCCAGAGTAGATGATACCACAACTGCTGCGAAGACATCATACTGGAACAGGGGATATGCTGTGTAGTCCTGCCCCCCGTTCCAAGTAGTAGACATCGCTACTACCCGAAACTCGTAGACATCACCATTATTGCCACTGAAAAGCCGCAGATTCCATTCAATCTCGGTGTACTGATTGACACTGACGCTGATGTCTGCGCTGTTGCGAGTAGTATCAATGCCTTCACCGCTCACGAACGTGCCACCCGCGTAGCCGATGCGCGATGTTGTCGCCGCACCGTCCGTGAACACCGAACTGTCCACGATGCGCACCGGCTCGGTGCTATCCACTGCCCGCCATGTGCCGGAATTCACGCGGTATTCCAGCAGATACCGCGTTGCGCTGTAGCCATCGTTCGTTATCTGGATGCGGACGCGGAAGTTGCGGTTGAGGGGCATGGCGACCCACTGGTCAATGTCCGCCAGTGGAGGTGCATTATTAAGCCCGCTTGCGTCGTCGTACAGCCGGAAGTGACTCTGCTTTATCCCTTCCAGCCAGTAAGGCGGGTACGGGTAGGTCGGCATCGATTCTCATCTCCTCAGGCACTTCGTCCGGGTTCACTGCTACATCCTTCTCTTCTTCCGGTTCCAGTCTGCCCACTGCCGGATGCCAGATAGGGAAAGGAAATGGGTTGCGCACTCTCATCCTCGCAATGCCCTCGCCCGGTACTGGATTGTCCAGTCACCTACCACAATCTCACCTTCATCTCGTATGCTCATGCCTGTGATGATGGTGGCATAGTAGGTCTGTCTTCTGCGCAAGTGCTGACGCTGAGACCAGTCATAGCATTCATTCAACCACCGATAAGCCTGCAGGTAGTCTGGCGATTTCGGAGCGGTTGCCGTGAAACGGATGTCTACACGGTAATCCCCCGGTGCATCCGGTGAATCACCCAACGGCTCTCCCGTGCGATTATTGGCATACCCTACAATCTGCAAGAATAAGCAAGGTTTCAGTGTCACTGGCATTTGTGCCGGGTCGGCAGGCAGAACCTCCACCAATCCACTACCCAGTTCGGCTTGCGCTGCCTGTAGAATATCTGCATAGAGTGCTGGGAAGTCCATGTCTCCACCTCACCTCAACGTGCGAGCGGTGATAGCGGACACTATCGCCTGCTTCATCTGGTCTAATCCCTGCCTGCTTACCCGCAAGAACGGGCGCGGTGGAACAGCCAGCTCTGTCCCTTCCCGCAACCATACACCATAGCTCAATCCAAGGAAATACTTCATCTTCTTCGTCACTCTTATTTTTGCACCACGCTCATGGTAGACAGCATACTCTACGTTCGTGCCTACCTCAATCTCTGCCCTACCTGACCGCTCTATATGGTTCGGGCCACTCAGCAAACTAGCCCGTAGTCTGCCTGTGTCCACCAGAATCACTGCACCTGCAAAACGCCGTACCCGTGCTGTCTTCTGTTCCCCCCCTTCACCGTATGCAATAGGGAGTGCACCGTAAGGTGTCTGCTGTTTCCGTATACGGGCTTTCCCTTTTCGTCCGCCCACCTTCTGCATTGCTTGCCCTTCGGCAATCTTCAGAGTGGTCGGAGACAGCGGTGGCCATCGGTGAAATACCCCCGGTGGCTCTTCATAGCCCTGCCTCTCAAAGTTCCGCACACAGTCTCGCATGGCAGCTGCAGCTGCCATGCGTAGTCCAGCTTGAAGCTGTTCCGGTTCTATCGTCGGAAATGCTCGTGGTACTTGCAGGTCAAACTGGACGGACATCATCTCACTCAGCATCCTCCCAGTTTGAAGGGCTTGGCAATGGCACGGATGGCAACGACAGTAACGGTTCTACCACTGGACGCAGCGCGAAGCTGACCTGCGCCTGCTGGATACGCTGCTCAATCGTTCGCCTCTCCGCCAGCAAGCCAGGCGGTAACTCCCCGTCCGGTGTCCGCTCCCGTGCCATACGCACATGCCAACGTGCCAGTGCCAGACACAATCGCTTTGCCTGCAGTTCAAAGCTTGACCCGTTCGCCTGAGCAAACACCGGTACTGCTGTATGCAACTCACTTATGGCATCTTCAATCGCAGCCTGCAGTTCGGCATCTGTGAGACTGCCGTGGAGCGGATACGGTGCAAGTTCTTGGCGCAGCTCACTCACCGTCGGCGGGTATGCCATCCCCCACCTCCAGCTTCTGAACTATCAGCATCGGCTCATTCAAAATCGCCTCCGTTATTTCCTGCTCTGACAATTCCACATACGCCGGAGTGTTCGGGAAGAAGATTCCACTGCGCCAGAAGCCGGGAAAGTTTGAACGTGCCTGCGCCGACACACGGTATACCACCTTCTTCTTCTTGGTAGCCATAAGCTAGCCTCCTTTTCTTATGGCAATGCCACCACCACTGCCTGCCAGACCAAGCCATTACCAGAGGTGGTGCTGGCATTCTGAAGGGTCAGCTCATATTCGTCCGCCGGAGGATTCGCTGCATCCTCTGTAGATGCAATCACAAACCACCTGGTAGCATCAGTTGTGGTGCTATCAAAAGTGAAGTCTACGTAGTCCGTCCACGTTGTCCATGGTGTTCCATCCGGCTTCGTCGCCCGTCGCCGCACACGTAGGCGGTTTCCCGTTTGTGCACCGGACTGCATACGGTGCTGGAGGTAGACATAGACTCGCCGGTAGCCTACAGCAGATTGCAGTGTTGGACTTCCAGCAGCTCCACCATGCAAGGTTGCTGACGAGTTATACGGGACCGTGCCACTGTACGCTTGCTTGCCTTCCAAAGGAGGACGCAGGGATACCCCTTGCCCTGCTGGAATCTGCACCGGCAAGGGGTTCCCCAGAGAAACCGCATTAACTACATCAGAGTTGTCATACCACCCTGCAGGTTGCGGCACCAAGCCCTTCATTGCCCTGCCCCCTGATTAGCCTGATTAGCCGGAGCTACCGTATGCCAGCTGCCACAATCCGTAGCCGATACCGAATCGCTTACGCACACCGACCGCCACGATGTCTTGCATAAAGACAATCGGGCTATTCGATGGGTCGCTGTGGATGACCACTTCATCAGGTACGTCAGAGCGAACCTGTAGGATTAGAGGCTTAATCGGTCGGCTCAGGTCTAGCAGGAACCATTGGTTGCCCGGAATGTACGGCGTGACCAGCACTTGTACGATGCCAGCCAGCACATTAGCGTAGTTTGTGCCCGATGTCGCTACCACCACAGGGCTTTCTACCAGCTCCCGCGCTGTCAAAAACTGTGATGGCCCCACTAGCAGGTGCGTCGGTGTGATACCCAGAGGACGATTGGCATCACCCCTAAAACTCATCATAGTGGTAATCGCGGTGCGCAACGCCGATGCCGACAGAGGGCCAGACGTGACATTGCTCTGGGTGGAACCTGATTCCGCGTGGTCGTTGTCAAAGAAGTACTGCCCGTCAGGCCCTACAGTGTTGAAGCCAGCCAGAAGAAACTCCACCAGCATACGGTCGACGTCCCGCACCGCTTGCTGTCCCAAGTCTCTTACCTTTGTCCACAGGGCATCTAGCTGGTCATCTTCTAATGCCCGACGCTCAACCTGAATGGACGCCTCATAAACGCGGTCACTGATGGTGTAGCGGTATCGCGTCATTGACCGAAAAGTTCGTTCGTCCGTCCACTCACGCAGCGTCGGCAGCTGTCCCCACCAGTCGTAATTCTGAGTCGGCAACGTAGTCTCGATGCGTGTGGCGATGACGTTCGCCATCGCTGTAGCTTCTGCATCCATGTACGCTCGGTTGAACGCACCCAAAACGCCGGCTTCTAATGTCACCTGGTCTCGCGTGATTACTGGCATAGTCTATCTCACCTCACTAGGTTGTCAATGCGCACACGCGCTCGCGTGGAACTCAGTACCTCCACGATATGCCCCACAGCAACGTTGGTACCGGCTGTGGTGGTCACCGTGTTTTCATCCGTAGCATACGCAATGGCAGACACATTCGTCTGTGCAAAACCCGTACCGGTATACACACCAGACCCCTCTTTGGCGACCCGGATTCGTTTTGCTCCTGCTGCACCACCAGTGTTGTCCACAGTTTCGATGGCGATGCCGACAAAGAAGTCGGTAGAGTTGTTGCCGGTGCGGGCGTTGTACGCCATGCCGTCCGTGTTGCGGACTACCACCAGCGCACCTTTGTAGATTCTGGTGTTCGCGGCAACTGGGTAGCTGGCGATAGAGTGCTTTTTGTAGTCAATCTCACGCCATTCTCCAGTTAGTGCCATTTAGCTCACCCCCATGTGCTTCTTGTATTCCGCAATCGCCAGTGGAATCTCTTTCTCATTCAACTTGAGAGCAGCAAACCGTCGCTTCAATTCTTCATCTTCATCTTCTGCTGTTGCCGTCAGCTTCGCCCCAGTATGTGGTGGCATCTGCGAGTAGACTTCCACGAAGGCGTCAAAAAGTGGAAGTTCTTTCCCCTCAGCAAAGCGGACGGTCTGACTGCCTGTGCCGAGTGCCAGTGCAAAATCACGTAATGCAGGTGGGAGCTTGCCGGTGTGGATGAGTGCATCCACTTTGGCTTTGGCTCGCTCCTCCTGCAGCTTGAATTCCAGCTGTTCCCGGTACTTGCGCTCAGCTTCCAGTGCTGCAGTGAACTGTTCTCGCTCCTGCATTAGTGATTCCACCTGCGCTTTGAGCTGTTCCAGCTCTTGCTCCATCAGTTGTCCCTCCTTCGTTGGTAGTGTTGGTGGTGTCTCCCCGAAGGAGAACACCAGAACAGTATCATTGAACAGTCGCGCCTGTGGCAGGCGCGGAGAACCGGTTACAGAGACCTCCAACACCCGGTCTAGCGACCGGGGAACAGCCACACTCAACCCATTTACTCCAAGCTTTTGGAGCAAGGCATCTGCCTCACGGTGTAACGCTAGCCGCGCCCACAGCTGTCTTCCTCGTGCCAAAAACTGCTTCACCCAACCGAGATGTACGGGGGATTCTGCATGTTCCACATAGATAGGCACTGACTCAGAATTTCTCGCTAATCGCTCTATGTCCTTCTCTGTTACCTTTAGTCCTTTGTCGGGGTATTCGCCTGCTTCAAATACCAACGCCTCTCGCTCTACCACATCGTCACCTTCATCTTCATGCATCTGTGCCGCTGGCTTGCGCATCCCGGCAATCTCCCAAAGGTAAGGGGGAATGTCTTCGTCCTTCACACCCTGTTCCCGATACAGACGAATAAGCTTGCGGGCAGCGGCACGTCGGTCTTCCGGGTCTAAGTCTACACGGTTACCCCGAAAGCCAGGGCCAAGTGCAGCAGCTGCTCGCCCCAGCTGGGCAACCGTGATTTTCTGCTCTGGGTCTTCCCAGATGCGCAGTTTCCAAGTGCTTGGTTTGTCTGGGTCTGGTACATAGAGGTATGCTTCTGCCGGATACTCCTTGCCATCCTCAGTCTTCCTTGCCATGTCTACTCACACTCCTTCTCGGTGTGGCTTTGTTACCCCCAATACCGTTGGTGGCTTTAATACCGTTGGTGGCTTTCCCAAACAAGAAGCCGAGCGCAGTGGCAATCACAGTCACTAATACATCATCGCCTGGATGATAGAGGTATGCCACCAACGCTAATACTAGCACAAGTGTCGCCACATACACCATCAGACGGTGAATCTCCGGCTGTCTATCCACGGTTGTCTTCCCTTTCATGCCCCACCTGAGATGCTTCCACCTAAAGCATACACTAGTGTGTGGGAATAGTCAACACCCGAAGTTTTGCAGCAAACACCTGCGAACCGTCTCCTAATTGCATTCCACTTGCTATTTAGATGGTAATTCTGGTATGCTATTTGCGGAAAATCACAACATGCTTTTTCTGCTGGATGTGAAGAAAAAAATCGGAGGGATAGTCTATGGTCAACCTGAGTGAACCGTCCCCTTCAATACTGGAGGTCTTTGCGAATCCTTACCCCGGCCGGGATTACACCATTGAACACGTTCAGCCGGAGTTTACGTCCCTGTGCCCAAAGACCG